AGACGATTACTCCTTTCATATTTATTTGGTTAAAGCATAACTGATATCAGGTGTTACGGCAAGAAAAGGAGTTCGACAAATTTCGACATAAGAAAGAGAGGTGAAACACATGGCAATTCAGTACACATCAGAAGCAAAAAAGTACGTTCTCCTTAAAGGAAATATCCTGAAGCGTATGGAAGCAGAAAGAGTATCTGATGCTCAGATGGCTGCCGCTACTGGAATGGCAGTGAGAACATACAGAGAGAAGAAATTGTATCCAGAGAAATTTACTTATCCGGAGCTCAGAAAATTATTTATTCGGTTGAAGTTTCCGGAAAGTGAGATATTGGAGGCGCTGACATGAGAGATCTAATCGATTCCGTTCTGATCGGAGGATGTGCAAGCTATCTTCCGTTCTGGATCTGGAATAATGCAGGTGATCAGCTCGTCGGAGCACTGGCACTGATCGGAATAACATACATAGTCAAACGGTGGCATGTATGGAAGGTGTAACTAAAAAGGATCCTCAGAGCTGCAACTCAGAAGGACCCAAAAGATAATAATAGTTTATTACCCTTTCATTGTATGAGGGTAGAAAGGAAAAGTCAATGATTAAAACAGAAAATGGTAGCGTACAGATGATGGGAAACCTCGCAGAAATTATGACAGATATGACATTAGTAATCAAAGCATTTCGAAGTGGTGTAAGCAAAAAATATGGAGAAAAAGTAACGGATGATTTTCTTCGTAAGTGCATCAAAACAGGATTCATGTCAAATGAAGAGCTGGAAAAGGGGGCTAAAAGATGAGCATGAAGATCAATAAGCTGGAGATTGAAAACGTCAAGCGTATCAAAGCAGTTAAAGTAGAACCCAAAGCAAATGGCCTCACTGTTATTGGTGGAAATAACAACCAGGGAAAGACTTCTGTTCTGGATTCCATTGCATGGGCTCTTGGTGGAGAACGTTACAAGCCATCACAGGCAACCAGAGAAGGTTCCGTGATTCCACCTACATTACATATAGTAATGAACAATGGCCTTGTTGTGGAGCGTAAAGGAAAGAATAGCGCCTTAAAGGTCACAGATCCTAATGGACAGAAGGCAGGACAGCAGCTCTTGAATGAATTTGTGGAACAGCTTGCATTAGATCTTCCTAAATTTATGGAAGCCTCTGGCACAGAAAAGGCAAAGATTCTTTTACAGATTATTGGTGTTGGTCCGCAGCTTGCTCAGTTTGAACAGCAGGAAAAAGAACTATACCAAGAACGTTTATATATCGGTCGTACTGCGGATCAGAAAGAGAAGTTTGCAAAGGAACAGCCATATTTTGCGGATGCCCCCAAAGATCTTATATCTGCTTCTGAGCTGATCCGGCAACAGCAAGAAATCCTCGCAAGGAATGGAGAGAACCAGAGAAAGCGTGAGCAGTTGCATCAACTGGAGCAAAAGTATCAGCGTATCAATGATCAGATGGCGAATCTGCTGGCTGAACAGAAAAAGGTGGAAAGTGATCTGGAAATTGCCAGAAAGTCCGCTCTGGACCTGCATGATGAATCTACAGAAGAGCTGGAACAGAATATTTCCAATATTGAAGAAATCAATCGGAAAGTCAGAGCAAATCTTGATAAAGAAAAAGCAGAAGATGATGCCAAAACATATCGTGATCAGTACAATTCCCTGACAAAGGATCTTGAAGAGGTCAGAGATAAAAAAGCACAGCTTTTGAATTCAGCAGAACTTCCGCTTCCGGAACTGTCTGTTAAGGAAGGTGAGCTGATCTACAAAGGTCAGAAATGGGATAACATGTCTGGTTCTGACCGGTTAAAGGTATCAACAGCAATTGTACGGAAACTGAATCCGAATTGTGGATTTGTTCTGCTGGACAAGCTGGAGCAGATGGATATGAAATCATTGCAGGAGTTTGGAGAATGGCTGGAAGCAGAAGGTCTTCAGGCAATTGCAACAAGAGTAAGTACCGGTGATGAATGTTCAATCATTATCGAAGACGGATATGTGGTTGGACAGGATATTCCGGAAGAACCTAAAAAGAAAGAATGGAAGGCAGGTGCATTTTAAATGGAGATTACGAGAGGTAAGATTCCATGTGCAAAAAAAGTAGTTATTTATGGACCAGAAGGGATTGGCAAGTCAACATTTGCCAGTCAGTTCCCTGAACCGGTGTTCATCGATACGGAAGGAAGTACGAATTCCATGGATGTAGCAAGGCTGCCAAAGCCTACAAGCTGGCAGATGCTTTTGGACGAGATTCAGTATGTGAAGTCTCATCCGGATGTATGTAAAACATTAGTTATCGATACCATTGACTGGGCTGAATCCATGTGTATTCAGAGTATCTGTGATAAACACCAGAAGTCAGGCATTGAAGATTTTGGTTATGGTAATGGTTATGTTTATACAAAGGAAGAGATGGGACGTTTCCTGAATAGACTTTCAGAACTTATTGAAGTTGGTGTTAATGTCGTACTAACTGCACACGCTCAGATTCGTAAGTTTGAACAGCCGGATGAGCTGGGAGCCTATGATCGATGGGAGCTGAAACTTGGAAAGAAAACATCTTCCCAGACATCACCACTCATTAAAGAATGGGCGGACATGCTGCTGTTTGCAAATTATAAAACATTTTCCATTGCAGTAGATGATAAGGGACAGAAGAGAAAAGCACAGGGCGGTGAACGTGTGATGTACACGTCACATCATGCATGCTGGGATGCAAAGAACCGTTATGGCCTTCCGGAACAGGTACCATTTAGTTTCTCATCAATCGCCCACATCATTGATAACAAACCGGCTGAACAGCCTAAAGTCAACTCACAGCCTACATATCAGGTGGAAAAGTCAAAAACAACAGAGCCTGCCTCAGAACCGGTTCAGCAGACATATACTACAGGTGAACAGATGAATCTCCCATTGAATGAACCGGTTAAGCAGGAAGAACAGAAAACATTTCCAGCACAGGATCCGGCAATCCCCAAAGCATTGCGTGACCTGATGGAAGCCAATCATGTAGATGAGTGGGACATCCAGAATGTAGTAGCTGCTAGAGGATACTATCCTGCTGATGTGCCTATCAGAGATTACGATAAAGATTTTATCGATGGTTGTCTGATTGGGGCATGGCAGCAGGTCTATGGAATGATCAAAGAAATGAAAGAAAAAGAAGTAATACCGTTTAATTAAGGAGGATAACAGATATGGCAACAGAAGGAAGAGAATATGGATGGGATGACACTATTAAAGAAGATGCTCAGGAGTTTGAGCCGCTTCCGGAAGGTGATTACAATGTAACAATTGAAAAATTTGATAGAAGCAGATCATCTGGAAGCGGAAAGCTTCCGGCATGCAACATGGCAATTGTGTACTTTCATGTACATGCTCCGAATAGAGAGATAACTATCCGTGAGAACTATGTGCTGCACAGTAGTCTGGAATGGAAATTGTCAGAGCTGTTCCGCGGTGTTGGACTCAAAAAAGAGGGCGAGGAGCTTCGAATGGATTGGAGTGCACTGCCTGGAAAGACTGCCCGTGCCAAGATTGGCCTGAGAGCGGGTACCAAGGATCCGACAAAGAAATATAACTTTATCGACAAACTTTATCCAAAAGAAGCATCAAAGCCGGCATTTACACCAGGGGGATTTTAAAAAATGGAGCTGAGACCATATCAGCAGGAAGCAAAAGATGCGATCTTTGAGCAGTGGGACAGCGGAGTATTAAAGACTCTGCTGGTTCTTCCTACAGGATGTGGGAAAACAGTAGTATTTGCGAAAGTTACAGAAGATTGTGTTCGCCAGGGCAGTAGAGTACTTATACTTGCTCATCGTGGAGAGCTGCTGGATCAGGCAGCTGACAAGCTGAAAAAAACAACAGGACTTGGATGTGCAGTAGAAAAAGCAGAATCTTCATGCCAGGGCACATGGTTCCGTGTAGTTGTCGGCTCTGTACAGACCCTCATGAGAGAAAAACGTTTAAACAGTTTTCCGTCTGATTACTTTGATACGATCATCATAGATGAGGCACATCACTGTATTTCTGATAGCTATCAAAGAGTTTTACAGCATTTTTCAGGAGCACATGTACTTGGAGTTACTGCTACCCCTGACAGAGGGGATATGAAAAATCTTGGTACATATTTTGAGTCTCTTGCTTATGAATATACACTTCCGAAAGCAATCAAAGAGGGATATCTGTCACCAATAAAAGCACTGACGATTCCATTAAAGATTGATATGAGTGGTGTATCCATGCAAGCGGGAGATTTCAAAGCAAGCGATATCAGTACTGCATTGGATCCATATCTGCAGGGAATTGCAGAAGAAATGAAGAAATACTGTCAGGATAAAAAGACAGTTGTATTTCTTCCACTGGTAAAGACCAGCCAGAAGTTTCGTGATCTGTTGAATGAAAATGGCTTCCGTGCTGCAGAAGTAAATGGAGATAGCCAAGATAGAGCCGAAATCCTGAAAGACTTTGATGCAGGAAAGTACAACGTGCTTTGTAACTCGATGCTCTTAACAGAAGGATGGGATTGTCCGTCTGTTGACTGCATTGTAGTTCTCAGGCCAACAAAGGTCAGAAGTCTTTACTGTCAAATGGTTGGACGAGGTACCAGATTATCACCGGAAACTGGCAAAGATCATCTGTTATTGCTGGATTTCCTCTGGCATACAGAGCGGCATGAGTTGTGCCATCCGGCGAGCTTGATCTGTGAAAATGCAGAAGTTGCCCAGAAGATGACTGAGAATCTGGAAAAAGAAGCCGGTATGCCGGTTGACATCGAAGAAGCAGAGAAAAAAGCATCTGAGGATGTTGTGGCACAGCGTGAAGAATCTCTTGCGAAACAGCTTGCTGAAATGAAAAGACGAAAGAAGAAACTTGTGGATCCATTACAGTTCGAGATGTCAATTCAGGCAGAAGATCTGTCCAGTTATGTACCGTCTTTTGGCTGGGAGATGGGACCACCATCAGATAAGCAGAAAAATACACTTGAAAAATTAGGTATTCTTCCTGATCAGATAGATAATGCCGGTAAAGCGGCGAAATTTCTTGATCGATTAGAGAAAAGAAGAAATGAAGGACTGACGACTCCAAAACAGATTCGTTTTTTGGAAGGAAGAGGTTTCCAGCATGTAGGTACATGGCAGTTTGAAACAGCGAAGAACCTGATTGATCGGATTGCCGGTAATGGTTGGAGAATCCCAAGTGATATTGTGCCACAGGAATATAAAGGAGCATAAACATGGAGCAGAGGACAAGCCTTGCAGAAATAATTGAATACATCGATCCTGGTTCCCTGAGCTATCAGGACTGGGTGAATGTCGGAATGGCACTGAAGCTGGAAGGCTATCCGATCAGCGTCTGGGATCAGTGGAGTCAGAAAGATTTCAGCAGGTACCATTCCGGAGAATGTGAAAGAAAATGGAGAACCTTCTCTGGGTCTTCTTCTCCAGTAACTGGCGGAACCATTGTGCAGATGGCAATCGAACACGGCTGGGTACCTGAAAGAGGACATGAACTGGACTGGAATGACAGTATTCAGGTTGACAGTGACCGTGTTGTTGTGGATAAGAACTGGCTGGAAGGAAAAGAAATCCATGAACCTGAAAACTGGAATCCAGCTGAACAGCTGATCACATATCTGGAAACGCTGTTTGAAGCAGGTGAGAATGTAGGATATGTGACTGGTAGCTGGGAAAAGACGGATGAGAAAGGTACACGCTGGCTTCCTCAGAAAGGTTCCTGGGACCGTACTGCCGGTCAGCTCATTGAACAGCTCAACAGTTGTGATGGAGATATTGGTGCGGTACTTGGTGATTACAATCCGGAAGCGGGTGCGTGGATCCGTTTCAATCCATTAGATGGAAACGGATGTAAGAATGAGAATGTTACAGAGTACAGATACGCACTGGTCGAATCAGATCATATGGATATCGAGCAGCAGAACGCTATTCTGAGAGAATTGGAGCTTCCTATTGCATGCCTGGTATATTCCGGAAAGAAAAGTCTTCATGCAATCGTGCGAGTAGATGCTGCAGATTACAGCGAATACAGAAAGCGTGTTGATTATCTTTATGAGGTTTGCCAGAAGAATGGCATTGATGTAGATACGCAGAACAGGAACCCTTCCAGATTGTCCAGAATGCCTGGTGTGCAGCGTGGAGAAAAGAAACAGTTCATTGTAGATACCAATCTGGGAAAAGCTTCCTGGAATGAGTGGTATGAATGGATTGAAGGAGTAAATGATGATCTTCCGGAACCAGAAGGACTGGAAGCAGTATGGGATAATCTCCCGGAGCTGTCACCATGTCTAATTGAAGGAATCCTTAGAAAAGGGCATAAGATGCTGATTGCCGGTCCTTCTAAAGCTGGTAAATCATTTCTGCAGATAGAGTTGTGTATTGCAATTGCAGAGGGCAAGAAGTGGCTACAGTGGCATTGTGCGCAGGGACGTGTGATGTATGTCAATCTTGAGCTTGACCGTGCAAGCTGTCTGCATCGATTTAAAGATGTATATACATCTATGGGAATCGCTCCGGAGAATCTTCAGAATATTGATATCTGGAACTTACGAGGTAAATCAGTGCCAATGGATAAGTTGGCTCCTAAGCTGATCAGAAGAGCAGCCAAAAAGAATTATGTAGCGATAATCATTGACCCGATCTATAAGGTTATTACCGGCGATGAGAACAGTGCGGATCAAATGGCAAACTTCTGCAACCAGTTCGACAAAGTATGTACAGAGCTTGGGTGTGCAGTGATCTACTGTCACCATCACAGTAAAGGTAGTCAGGGCGGTAAGAAATCTATGGACCGTGCTTCTGGATCAGGTGTATTTGCTCGTGATCCGGATGCACTCTTGGATCTGATAGAGTTGGAACCAACAGAAGCGCTGATGAAACAGGAAGAGAATAAAGCTGTCTGTGGAGCTTGCAAAAGTTATCTGGATGCTCATTTCAAGTGGCAGGATGACCTTTCACAGGATGATCTGTTGAGCAGTACACAGATGATGGATTATTGCAGAGAACACTTAGATAAATGGCAGATGATAGCCTTGGAGAGACAGGTAGAAGCCGCAAAGACTGTCGCAAAGTCAAAGACAGCATGGAGGATTGAAGGGACGCTCAGAGAGTTTCCGAAGTTTGAATCGGTCAATTTATGGTTCGATTATCCGGTACATCGTATCGATCAGATTGGAAGTCTTAGAGATCTGCAGCTGGAAGCAGAAAAACCGATGTGGCAAAAAGGAAAAGAGATGCGCAAGAAACAAAGTGAACAGGTACGCAAAGCCAAGAAAGAAAAATATAAGATGGCAATAGAGAATTTTCGATTTGAACATGAAGACAAATATCCAACTGTAAAAGAGCTATATGAGGTTTTGAAATCAGATGCAGAGGCAACCGGAGAGAAATATCCAGAAGAAAAAACAATCCGAAATTCGTTAAAAGAAATCGGATTTATGGTAGACAAAAATACACATTGCCTTTGCCCGTTACCTTAATAACGGGAATGTCGGGCAAATTCCCGTAACCTTGATAGCGGGAACGGGAATGTTCCTGCCCGTTACCTTAATAACGGGAACGCGGGAACTTGCCTGCCCGGCACCTATATATAAATATATACACGGGAATCGGGCAAGCCCTCTGTACGGGTCATTCCCACCCTAAGTGTGGGGCGATTAAGGACGCCCCCACAACGGGTTAGGAGAATACCCGCCCAGTACAGTCGCGCAGGAAAGGAAGAAAAAATGACAACTGAATTTTTTTTAGCAATGATTCCTCCGACAGTAACTCATCAGGAACACAAGGTTGCAGTCGTAAAAGGAAAGCCAATATTTTATGATCCGCCGGAACTGAAAGCGGCCAGACAGAAACTGATGGCGTATCTTGGTAAGGAAGTTCCGGAAGAACCATATCGAAAAGGTGTTCGGTTAATGACAAAGTGGTGTTTCCCTGATGATGGAAGTCATGGCAATGGATCATACCGAACCACAAAACCTGATACAGATAATCTGCAGAAGTTGTTAAAAGATTGCATGACCAGAGTTGGATTCTGGGAGGATGATGCTCTTGTGGCATCTGAGGTTGTAGAAAAGTTCTGGTCACAAGTACCAGGGATTTATATCAGGATTGAAGAATTATGACAGGACAAGAATTAACTAAGCTCTGGGAACTGTACCCAGAAGCAAGAAATTTATATGAACAGTATAACGATATTCTGGTTGAAGATGATGCAGCCTGGAAAGAACTTACAGGTATAGCAGAGGCGCTGATCCGAAAAAGTAACACAGAATTGTGTACAACAGTGATCCTGGAAACTGTACGGCAACTGGAATATCTTGCGAAGAGGAGAAAAGCCGGATGAACAAGATGCGTGAATATGAGCGAGGTCGTGAAGATGGTCTTGATCTTGCTCTCAGGATAGTACGTCAGGGGGGGATGGAAGCTCTTGAGAAAGAAGTAAAGTTCCGTAATATCACCGGAGTACATACATCACTGGCAGTAAAGGATTTGGATAAAGCATCTGAACAAATCAAGGCAATGACCTTGGATACCTTTACAATACTGAGTATTGCAGTGCTACATGATTATTTCGGATTTGGTCAGATCCGATGCCAGAGATACATGGATGGTATGGACAAGGGAGCTGAGTACCTGACAAATGATTTGGCAACATGGCCGGATTACATCGAGAGCATAAAGGAACAGCTTGGAATTAAGCTGGAAATCAGATGGAACAACTGAGGAGGGATAGCTTATGGATAAGACCTGTGCAACATGTATAGAGAATGACGATGGGCTGTGTGACCGTAAAGGCACACTGGTCCACGATGACGATTCCTGTGATCAGCACAGAGAATCATGGAAGGATGCCATGCTGAGGCAGTTCTTCCGGAGAACGATGAGATAAGAGACCTTCACTCGTAATGAAAGGGTCATAGAAATAGACAGAAAGGAGCCAGCCTCCGGCCGGGGCAAGGGTATACCGGGCTTCTTGGAAAGATGGAAAAAGAATTATCCACGGAAGAGTGGAAACAAAAGAAGAAAGAGCAGAGAGCTATATTTACAGCGCGTCAAAGACTGCCTTATGAAATAAAACTGAAACGACAGGCGCTCAGAGAACCGGCTGTGAGATGTGTGGATTCGGAATCCATCTGGAACAGCGTCCGCATAGATTTGACAGGTTACGGGAAAGAAATCCGAAAGCCTGGGATTTTTGGATGTACCGTTGTTGCACAGATCCGGAGACTGGCGAGAAATATGGCTGGGGAAGAGTACTTGATTACATTGGAGTTGAGTGGGAGGACATCCCACCAGTACAGATGACAATATTTGATTATCCGGAGGTGCTGCCATGAAAAAGAATACACCAGAACAACAGTTGAAATTACTATGCAGTCTGATAATCCGTGAACGTGCTGAGTGGAATTATATCAACGAAAATGGTTGCAATGATCCGTTCTGGCCGGATGGCTGCAATCTGAATTTGACCAGGAATCACATTATTGCGTACAAAAGAGATATTGCAGAGCTGTGTGAGAAAACTGGAATGTCACTTCCGGAAGAATATTTCCTGAAGGTTCCGCCGGAGGTTGAGAATAATTACATGGCCAGCCTGAAACAGAGGGAACGTGTTGAGCGATTGAGAGGGCAGGGAAATAAATTAAGTCAGAAGAAACAGAAGTTTGTAGATGATGGTCAATTGGAATTTTGTTGAGGAGGTAGAAGATGATTGAAGTATACGATATCAAAGATGCAGAACCAGAGAAGCTGGATATTACACCAGAACTGGCTCTGGCAGCATATAATACGCTGATCCAGTTCTGCAAACAGCAGGAAGCTTCGGATGATGGGACATGCAATCAGTGTATATTATACAAGAACTGCTCAGCTATTACAGATAGCCTTCCGGAAGAATGGGAAGAACTTCATTATCCGAAACTTGTTGACAATAGTGTGTTTTACCTGAAGGATGGTAAGGTTCGTGAGATTGTACATGCAAACCGTCAGGAAGCAGAAGAGACGTTTAAGGAGATGGTGAAAAATGGATTTTAATCGAGCAATGGCAAAATCAGTAGCATGGATTAGTACATCAATGGCAGTGATTGCGGCAATATCTGCAACTAAAAATCCTTGTTGCTTATTTGCATTTATTCTGCCGTTATTTGTAGGTTTACCACTTAACTGAGAGGAGATGATGAAATGATATACAAGAATCATGAAGGGTATCAGGATCCGACTTCCGGACAGGCTATGAAGGGAGCTCACTGGGAAGAACTGCAGCAGTTACGTGAGAAGGAACATGGCCTGAAACGTGGACAGAAAATCGCGATCATTGAAACGTGCAAAGAAGAGCATAAGCCGGCTAAGAAAGTAAAGAGAATCTATACTGTTATTGAGCTGTATAAGCACTGTGTCCTTTTGAAGGACGAGAAAGGCTTCTGCATGGCACCTTCATACATAAAGTTACAGTCATTAATGAGAGGTGGGGACTGATGGGGATTAAGGTTACCAGGGAGATGCTGGACAAGTATCGGAAACTGAAACAGGAGATACCGGTACTGGAGTTGGAACTTCTGATGATGAAAAATACAGAGGCGGGACTTGGGAATGATACGATCTTCGATTATCAGACCGGTTATCCCAGACCACAGAGCGTTGTCGGTTTTGATCAGAAGAAGTATGACCGCCGTGAGAAGATTCTGGAACGCAAGAAAGAGAAGGTCAAGGTCATGGATCAGTGGATTGACGATATCAAGGATGGACAGACCAGATGTGTGTTCCGGATGTTCTACAAGCAGAACATGACCTGGAAGGCGATTGCGAAGCAGATTGGCATGCCGCACAATGAGGATTATCCAAGACTGATGATTCGAGACAAGTATTTAAAAAATCAGGGGATAAAGTAAAATAGTTCGGATTATTCGGTTAATTCGTTGTATGATGAGAATGTAGCCAAAGGCTTAAAGGCCGGCGGCTCTTTCCCCGCTTCTTCGAAAAGAGAAGTTAAAAATATTCTACCCCAAGAATATAATTTTCAGAATGGACCCCGTAGAAATTACGGGGTTCTTTTTGTACAGTTTTCCGATATGGACATTTGCGAACAAATGTTCTATAATACAAATACCTCGTAAGATATATAACAGAAACACTATTTGTTGAAAAATGTCGGATTGTGGAGTATGATTTAAGCAAATTATATTTTATGGGGGAAAAGCGTATGGCAAAGAATAAAATAAAAAGAAGTATATATTATTATGATGTGGCGGCGTTTGAAAAACTTGAAAATAATAATGAAATGACAAGGATTAAAAATCAAAGTGATATCATAATAAAGTGTTTTGAAACTATAGATCAATTGAATCAGAATCTGTCAAAGGAAAATGATCTATCAAAACGAATACAGATTTTAAAAAGTTTAGAGCAAGCAACAATAAATGGGGATAAAATATATATCTTAGTGGATAATATTGATAAAAGTACTAGCATTATTCGTTTTAGAATAATATTATGCAGATTAGATGCATTGCCTTTTATTGAACAGAGTGGACAGTTGAGAAATATTGGTTCAATAATTGATGGAGACTTTAACATTGCAGAAGTGACACATTGTGTAATGTTTGCTAAATATGGTGTAATGGGAGCTGAATTTAATTTTAATGGAGCAAGGCCCAGTGCAATCTCTTGTTATATACCTAAGTTTAATCAGCAAATAGAACATTTTAGCTGTATAGGGAAAATGCGAAATGATGCATTTGAAAAATTAATAGATGAAAAAGAGTATAGTTTATTCGAACTTGGAGTAAAAAATTCTCCTGAGATGCGAAAGATTTTAAGAGATGATATGGGATTGATTCAAGGCTTTACACAAGATATTCCTGAAATTGATACTTATGAAATTATTTTAAAAAGAAGAATAACAAAAAAAAGAAAAGGATTTGTGCTTCCTATTAGAACAGAAACAATGAAAACATTTATAAACAATAATAGGGAATTGATTGAGAAATTTAGAGTATCTCAAGGAACATACAAGGATAGCATAGATTTATTAAGCGATAAGTTAGTTTGTAGATCTGAATTTGTATTAACTGAAAATAGAAATATTGATTCAAACAGTATTTATGGTATAACTGAGAATTATTTTGATTCTGAAGTAAAAAAAGATTCTGTGAAAGAGAATGAAGAGGATAATGAGTAGGACTGCAAAACATACTTTTAGAAGGATACGCATATTTGCCATACCATTATTATTAGGAATCGTGATTGGTATAATTCGCGTTACTTTGTTTGGAAAAAACCAAATTAATATTCCAAGGATGATGGATATTGCAACGAGCATGATAGGATTATGGGGAACATCATTAGGATTTATTATTACAGCCGAATCAATTCTTGTTGCTTTCGATGGGAGTTATTTAACAAAAGAAATAAAACAGTCGGAGCATTTTAAAACAGTAGTTTATACGTATACATTAACTTGCGTAGAATTGCTTTTTATGATAGCTTTTTTTTCAATAATAATTATAGAAAATTATTTTTCAACTATCCTATTTGGAATATTATATGCATGTTTGATAGTATCGTTACTAGATATATTATTGTGCTTAATATTTTTAGGATTTTTAATTTTTAGTACATGTAAAACGAAAAAAAACAATTGATAAAGAGGCAGTCCTTCGGGGCTGCTTTTTGCATGCCAATTTTCATACAGCGTGCACAGCACCGGCACTTACATGCTTTAGGCAGAGGATTCACTGCGTGTGAGTGTTTGCGCACCTCCTTTCGGCATGGCGGCAACCGGCTGTCATTATGGTGCTGGCAGGACTGTATTTCAGTAAATATCAAAAACGAAATGAATGAGAGGTGGTGAGGCTTGGCAAGAGCACCAGATCAGCGAGTAGAAGAAGCCAGAAGACTATTTGATTCTGGAATGAAATTGATTGAGATTTCTGAAAAGCTTGGTGTTCCGGAAGGAACAGTTCGAAGTTGGAAGAATAGGTATAAATGGAATAATGCAACGTTGCAAAAGAAGAAACGCAACGTTGCGAAAAAGAAGGGTGGTCAGCCTGGTAACAAAAATGCCAAGGGACATGGAGGTACAGGACCACCTGGAAATAAGAATGCAGTTAAGACAGGAGAGTTTGAGTCTCTCTTTTTTGATACCTTGGATTCAGATGAACAAAAGCTGATCCAGACAGTACAACCGGATAAGGAACAGCTACTCCTGCAGGAGATACAGCTTCTGACAGTACGTGAAAGACGGATGTTGAAGCGCATTGATCAGCTGCGACAGATGGAAGAACAGAAACTTGGAACCGGTTCTGAGGGAGAACATATTCCTCTGGGAATGTCAGTAACAGAATTTAGCTCCGGTATAGAAAAAGGCAAGCCTACTGAACTGAAGAAGTACGAAGGAATTCTTGGACAGATTCAGTCAATTGAAGACGCACTGACCAGAGTCCAGGCGAGAAAGCAGAAAGCAATCGAGACACTTCACAAGTTTGGATATGACGATGCGAAACTTGAGCTTGCAACCATGCAGCTTGAATTTGCAATGCTGAAACAGGATAACGTTGAGGAGAATACCACAGACGATGGATTCCTGGATGCAATGAATGCGACTGCAGCAGATGTTTGGGGTGATGAGAATGTATGACAAGATTAAAACCCTGAAAGAGAAACTGCAGAAAATGAAGACTAATCGGGGTAACAGACAGATCGGTCAGACATTTTATTTTTCTCCATTTTCAAAAAAACAGAAGCAGGTTCTTACCTGGTGGTGCAAAGAGTCACCGGTACATGACAAGGATGGAATTATAGCTGATGGAGCTATCCGATCAGGAAAAACGATCAGCATGTCACTATCATTTGTAATGTGGGCAATGAGCTCGTTTTCTGGCAACAACTTTGCAATGTGTGGAAAGACCATCGGTTCCTTCAGGCGAAATGTTCTGTTCTGGCTGAAACTGATGCTCCGATCCAGAGGGTACTCTGTTACGGATCACAGAGCTGACAACTTGTTGACGATTCGGAAAGACGGAAAGGAAAACTACTTCTACATCTTTGGTGGCAAGGATGAGAGATCGCAGGACCTTATCCAGGGTATTACTCTTGTCGGTGTGTTCTTCGATGAAGTTGCACTGATGCCAGAGTCATTCGTTAACCAGGCAACTGGCCGATGCTCTGTAAAAGGTTCTAAGTTTTGGTTTAACTGCAACCCTGATGGACCATATCACTGGTTCAAGGTTAATTGGATAGATAAATGCGAACAGAAGAATATTCTGTATCTGCATTTTACAATGGATGATAACCTTTCTTTGGATGAAGAAATCAAAGCCAGATATCGGAGTATGTATATTGGGGTTTTCTTCAAACGTTACATTCTTGGACTGTGGGCGGCAGCTGAGGGCATTATCTACGATATGTTTGATGAAGAGAAACATGTTCGAAATATCAAAGATTTCTTTCAGTTACTCATAGATGGAAATCGGTACGTATCCTGTGACTATGGTACTCAGAATGCAACAGTCTTCCTGCTATGGAATAAAGGCAGAGACGGTAAATGGTACTGTACCAGGGAGTATTACTATTCCGGAAGGGATAAAGGAAAGCAGAAGACAGATTCAGAATATGCAGACGACCTAAAAGAGTGGCTTGATGGTACGAAGATCAAAGCAATCATCGTGGATCCATCGGCCGCTTCTTTTATTACAGAACTCCGGAAGCGAAGATACAAGGTCCTGAAAGCAAACAATGATGTACTGGATGGAATCCGATTAGTAGGAATGCTGCTGAATCTGGAATTGCTGGTCTTTTCTTCAACCTGCACAGAAACAATAAAAGAGTTTGCTTCTTACATCTGGGACGAAAAAGCACTGGAACGCGGTGAGGACAAACCGATAAAGCAGCACGATCACAGCATGGATGCAGTGAGATACTTTGTAAGTACAATTTTAGGTCATAAGATGGCAAGATTGAGAGAAGTCAGGAGGTGATAGAGATGTATACGTTTACGATTCCAAGAGATGAGTTTGATGAACTCAGACCTGATAAACAGATGATCAGGAAGCTGATCGGCAAGCATGTCGGCCTTGTTGACCGATTAAGAAAGAATATGAACTATTATCAGGGCAAACATAAGATATTGAATGATGAGAACCGGGAAAATAAGCTGGTATGTAATCATGCAAAAGATATCTCAGATACAGCCAGCAGTTATTTCATTGGAAATCCAGTGTCCTATAAATCAGAGAATGATATCACAGAACTGACAAAAGCTTTAGAGATTGCCGGTTCTGATGAAGTTGATGGTGATAATGGATTAGATCTTTCAATATATGGTCTTGCATATGAGTACATCTATGTGAAAGAAAATGAAGCATACCTGTGTGATAAGAATATTTCTGCAGAGAACACCTTTATGGTAAGAGATGACAGCATTGAGGAAAACGAACTCTTTGCTGTCTATTATTATGCAAAAAAAGATGATTCCGGAACAAAAACGACTCAGTATATGGCTACGATATTGACTCAGAATTATAAATTCGAGTTGAGTATCCTGAATACTGACGGCAGTCAGGAAACCACAGAAGAGCCTATTCCTCATTATCTGGGAGAAATCCCTATTATTGAATATCTGAACAACAAACTTGCAATCGGTGACTTTGAACTGCAGATTCCGCTGATCGATGCATATAACGCGTTGATGAGTGACCGTATTACGGACAAAGAACAGTTCATTGATTCGATTCTTGCCATCTATGGAACATTGCTTGTAGATGATGAGATAGAGGAAGACGGTGAACAAAAGGATGGCGCAGAGGCTGCCATGAAGCACCTTAAAAAGAGAAAATTGTTGGAGATGCCAGATGGTACCAAGGCAGAGTATCTGACAAGGACATTTGATGAAGCTGGTGTTGAGATCCTGAAGAAAGCCGTTGAACAGGATATTCATAAGTTTTCGCATATCCCATGCATGACGGATGAAAGTTTTGGCGGTAATGTATCAGGCGTGGCTATGGAATTTAAGCTTCTTGGCATGGAGAATATCACAAAGATCAAGACCAGATATTATCGTAAGGGCCTGAGAAAAAGAATCCGTATCTTTTGCAGATTCCTTGCAATGAAAGAAAAAAGCGTGGATACGGAAGGAATCACAACGACCTTCACCAGAGCTCTTCCAAAGAATCTTCTGGAGATATCACAGATGGTATCTAACCTCAAAGGTATTGTGAGTCAGAAGACGTTGCTTGCTCAGATTCCATTTGTTGAGGATGTTGACGAGGAATTGGCAGCAGTAAAGAAAGAATCCGAAGAGAGCCTGAAACAGCAGCAGGAGATGTTCGGCATGCAGGGAAATGACCCTCCGGAAGATAATAATCCGGATAATTCATCACAGAAGAAAACAAAAGAGAAAAAAGTAGATGAGTGATTACTGGGAAAAAAGAGCTGCCTGGGACATGTATGAACGTATGGCTGATGCAGAAGACAATGCAGATCTTGTAGCCAGAATATATAGGTCTGCATCCGCTCAGATTGTGTTTTCAGCTCAGGATATATTTGAGAAGTACATGACAAAACACAAATTGTCAAAAGCTGAGGCTTGGAGATTCCTGAATAGCTTTCAGGATAAAGATTCCATTCAGAAGCTGCTTCTTGAGATTAAGAATAAGGACTCTGGAAAGAATAAACAGGAACTTCTAAAGGAATTGGAAGCACCGGCATACAGAGCCAGAATCGAAAGACTGCAGAGACTCCTGCAACAGGTCGATACAGTCATGCAGAATGTATATCAACAGGAACAGCGGTTTGATACAAGCTTTTTTGAACAGCTTGCTGAGAATGCTTATTACAGGACGATATACAATACGCAGCGCAAGACTGGATTAGGCTTTAGTTTTTCTCATGTTGATCAGAAACAGATTGAGCGAGCACTTCGGATGAACTGGTCAGGAAAACATTACTCGAAGCGTATCTGGAAGAATACGGATGATCTTGCAAAAACGATCAAAGATGAATTACTTGTTAGCCTTTTGACTGGCAGAACAGACAGGGAAACGGCAGCAGTCATCACTGAGAAGTTCGGTGGTGGTGCAATCAAGGCAAGACGACTGATTAGGACGGAGAGCTGTTTCTTTTCCGGAGAGCTGACAGCACAGGCATATGAAGAATGTGGCATAAAGAAATATCGTTATGTTGCTACACTGGACTTACGGACCAGTAAGATATGTCGGGAACTGGATGGGAAAGTCTTCCTGGTGCCACAAAGACAAGCTGGAAAGAACTATCCGCCGATGCATCCGTGGTGCAGATCTACCACAATCAGTGACATTGATGATGAGACGCTGTCCAGGATGACAAGAGCGGCTTATAATCCGGAAACCGGACGTACTGAGAAAGTTCCTGCAAATATGACATATGATGAATGGTATCAGAAATATGTCAAGGGAAATACAAAGGCTGAAGCTCAGGAGAAAGCTGTAAAGAATGCATCCAGTGATCGAAAACAGTTCGATAAATATCGAGAGATCCTTGGCAAAGATATGCCGAAATATTTTGCAGACTTCCAGGAAATGAAGTATAATAGTCCTGAGGAATGGGAACTTCTTAGAACTTATGCCCGATCAGTGAAGAATGGCATGATATCACCGTTATCTGGATTTAAGAATTATCAGAAAATCTATGGTGAAATCAATGAAAAAGTTGTTGGTACAAAAACTTCTGAGGGAACGGCAGTAACCAGACAGAGCAAACATTTCATGGAGAGAGTAATAGGAACCATGAGAGACCCAAAAACAGGAAGACCACGATCGGGAGTTACTGTGGAAGGAATACGGGACGCACTGGAGAATCCAGCGACTATTAGAGCAGTAAGAACAGACTCACAAGGCGAAAGAAGCCAGAAATATATTGGAGAAAAAGCAACGATTTCGATAGATCCAGACACAGGAATATTAATTCAGTGCAATCCAACAAACGAAAGATTGTTAAGGAGTATTCAGAATGGAAAAGTTTAAATTAAATGAAAAGCAGATTGAATATTTAAAAAGAGAATACCCGAACAGCGAATTGGTACAAAGAGTATTGTCAACACAGAAAGATACGACTTTTGAAATTGATGTAGATACGTACATTGATTTTATGGAGTACATAGAAGATGAATCGGTATATTGGATGGATGCACAGCACGAGCCATCAGAGAAAACTTATATGCTTGAATCAATAAGGGACGATATTTATTATCAAACCAACTGATACCACCAGTCAGAAATGACCGGTGGTATTTTTATACTCATTTTTAAGAAAGAGAGGACTTGAAATATGAAAAAGCTATTTATCAGTCAGCCAATGAGAGGCAAGACAGACGAGGAAATCCTTGCAGTAAGAGAAAAAGCAATCAAAAGCGCAGAGAAGCAGGTCGGTGAACCTATAGAAGTGATTGATTCTTTCTTTCAATCAGCACCGGCAGATGCAAAGCCGCTTTGGTATTTAGGCGAATCTCTTAAACTTTTGGCAACTGCGGATGTGGCATACTTTGCTAAAGGATGGGACGAGGCCAGAGGATGTAAGATTGAGAATATTTGCGCTATCGAATATGGCATTGAAATCATTATTGAAGATTATACGGAGGAATAAGACATGAAAAAGAAAATTGCAGTAGTACTTGCGCTGGTGCTCCTGATTTGTATTACAGCTACAGGATGTGCCGAAGCAGATCAGGTGAGCTACAACATTTCCAAAGAGGCAGATAACTTCAATGTGACCAGGAAGCTTACGGTCCTGAATGCCAGGACAGATACGATTCTTCTGGAATTGACTGGAACATTTGCATTGAAGAACAATTCTGATAATGAGCTGGAAGTGATCATTGAGACAGCGGATAACAAATATCAGAAAGATTATGTGTATCTGAATGACTACACCATGTATGTGGTCGAAGATATTTCCGGATCAGCTGTAGACAAATATCATTACGAGATTAATTTCCTTCCAGAGTTTGGATTAAAAGCAACACACAGTGATTGAGGGAGGTGAGAACAATGAAGGTAAAGTGTATTAAACGCTACAGCGATGTCAAATTAAAGAAAATCGTTGAAGTTGGCGAGATTCTGGATGTTGATGATGAAAGAGCTGAACATCTGATTCATGAAGGTGTTGCTGAGATCACAAAAGAAACAGAAAAGTCAGCAGGTAAGGAGAAAGGATAAGGTGATCCGTTTATCTCCCTATGAGGCGCGGGGTGAAGCGTCTTATTTTTTGTGTCCGAAATGACATAAAACTACAGAATCTGAGACGAATGGCCCGGGCACAGTAGTGAATAGGCTGGGCGGAAAGGATAAGAAATGAGAAATAAAGTATTCAAAGCAATGTGTAAAGTTCCAATGAACATGCAGTTATTTGCAGAAGGCGGAGACGGTGCTGGGACCGGCGATGAAGGCGGTAATGGCGGCGGAGCCGGTGGAGCAGGCGTTTCAGATGGGAATGAACCTCTGTCCTTCGATGATTTCCTGAAAACAGGCGGTAATCAGGCAGAGTTTGACAGACGAGTCCAGAAAGCAGTCAATACGGCAGTAACTAATGCACAGGAGAAATGGCAGGCACTGACGGATGATAAGCTCTCTGAGGCTGAGAAACTTGCAAAGATGACAAAAGAAGAGAAAGCGCAGTACATGCAGCAGAAGAAAGAAAAAGAACTATCTGAAAGAGAAGCTGCTATTACTCGTAAAGAACTGATGGCAGAGGCAAGAAACACACTTGCTGGTGATGGCCTTCCGCAGGAACTTGCGGAGATTCTGAATTATACAGATGCCGACGCTTGCAAAAAGTCTATGGAGACCGTAAAAGCAACCTTCCAGAAAGCTGTTGAGGCAGCTGTGGGAGAGAAGTTGAAAGGTGGAAAGCCGCCAAAGAAGGCTCCGGGACAGGAAGGTGTCACAAAAGAAATGTATTCCAAGATGGGATATGCAGAAAGATTGAAACTGAAAACAGAAAATCCGGATCTGTATAAGCAGTTATCCGGCAAATGAAAAAGGAGAGAAAAGTAAATGGCAGGAACAATTTTTGGAATTCCATTTGATGAAGAATTATTTATGCAGATGTGGAATGAAGCACCGGATCCATATCTTACAGCAATGATCGAATCTGGTGCTGTTGTAGAAGACCCGGTTATTGCGGAAAGAATCGCAAACAGCGGAAACTTTTACACCATTCCGTTTTATAACACTCTTGATGGAGAAGATCAGAATTATGATGGTCAGACTGACATCACAGTGGAAGAAGTAGCTGGTGGTTCCCAGAGCGGTATTGTATATGGTAGAAGCAAAGGATTCTTTGCTCGTAACTTTACCGCAGAACTTTCTGGTGCTGATCCGATGGGACATATCGTAGCCACAATTGCCAGATACTGGCAGAAGAGGCGTCAGAAACGTCTGATTGGTATCACTGACGCTGTATTCGGTATTACTGGAGCATCAGGCAATGCAAAGAAATGGAACGAGAATCATACTCTTGATCTGTGTTCCGCATCTGCTAATGCAAGAAACATTGCAGAGACGGACCTCAATGATCTTGCGACAATGGCTTGCGGTGATCATAAAGATCAGTTTGGCCTTGCAATCATGCATTCTGATGTAGCAAAAACACTGGAAAATAAACAGCTTCTGGAATTTTGGAAGTATACAGATCCAAATGGCATTCAGCGTCCAATGAATATAGCATCTGCAAACGGATACACAGTTATTGTTGATGATGGTGTACCGTGTGTTACTGTTGGCGGTTCTGAAGCCAACAAAGATCTGAAAAAGTATACAACATACCTGTTTGGACAGGGTGTCATTCGTACTGCAAAAGGCCGCGTAGATATTCCGGTTGAAACAAATCGTGATGCGAAAAAGAATGGCGGTCAGGATGAACTTATCACCAGAATGAGAGAAACTATCCATCCGAATGGATTCAGCTTTACAAAACCAAAATCAAACTGGACTGAATCCCCGACAGATGAGCAGCTGTTCGCGACTGCAAACTGGAATATTGAATTTGATCCAAAGGCTATTCCGATGGCACGTCTGATTACCAATGGCTGATAAGGAAGTGATCAGATGACAGAGCTGGAAAAGCTGAAAAAGATCACTGGTGAGAAAGATGAAGAGCTTCTGCAGCTTCTTTTAGAGGATGCGGAGGCTTTCGTTTTATCCTATACAAATCGCACGCATATTGTTACTGGATTGGAAAAAGCGGTCAGAGATCTTGCGGTGATCGCACTGAATCGGATGGGTACTGAAGGTGAAAAAGGCAGAAGCGAGGGCGGAGAAAGTTATACTTTTGATGATGCTCCAAAGCAGATCTACGATACCATGAACAGATATCGGCTTGCGAGGATTGGAGGGAAGACCTATGAAACTCCGGAGAAACAGGGTTGAGACCTTTTATCACAGGAAAAGGATCGTAGAAAAAGATTCTGAGGGCGGCACCAGAGAAAGATATGGTGCTGCTTCTCTAATCCATGGAGAGTCCTGGCCGGCATCTGGGAAAACACAGGCTCTGCAGTATGGCCAGAAACTGAGCTACATCAGGAATGTACGTCTCTCTGACAGTTATCAGATTAAAAGTGATGATAAAGGTAGAAATGTATATGTCTTTGAAAATGGTGCAGAGATTCAGGAGCTTGATGGAATGTGTGTTTTTGTTCCGGAAGATATGGAACCAGATTACAAGATTGTAGCAATTAAACCTTACCAACATCTGTTGCTGGAGGTGGAAAAGCTGTGAGTGTAAATGGTACAGACGATCTGGATAAAAAACTGAAACAATTAGCAGAATATGACATGATGCATGCCGTGTCAGATGCTATTCAGCTTGTGCGATCAGCGGCAGTGAATAACTGCAGCGTAAACACTGGTGAGCTGAGACAGAGCATCTTTGCAGATGTAGAAGGAAACTCTGAAAAAGCGGAGGGTATTTGCTGGACAAACAAAGCTTATGCTCCTTATGTGGAATTTGGTACCGGTCCGAAAGGTCAGGCTGATCATGCAGGTATATCTCCGGACGTTACACCAGTGTATTCACAGTCTCCATGGTGGATCCATGAGAGCCAGGTTGACAGGACCATAGCTGAGAGATATCGGTGGTTCTACATTGATACTCCACAAGGACGCTTTTACCAGTGCACAGGACAGCCTGCACATCCATTTATGTATCCTGCACTGCATGATAACGAGGACAAGATCATGGAGAACATGAGTGCAAGTTTTAAGGCTGATATAGGAAAGGTGCTAGAATGAAGAATATCAAAGAACAGGTATATAAGGCATTATGCGCTGTGACAGAGAATGTATCGGATTCTTATCCACGTACATGGGCGGAGGACTCCACTATCCAGTACACAGAAGAACAGAACAATGTATATGAGTTCAGCTCCAGTGCTGAAGGTGTAATAGAGGACAAGTCCTTTGTACGTTACAGAATTGATATCTGGAACCGAAACAGCACATCTGCAGATGCTTTTGCAGTGGATAATGCAATGAAAGCAACAGGATTGAAGAGAACTGAATGTCAGGATGTTCCGGATCCGTCCGGAATGAAACATAAGCAGATGCGTTATGAAGGCATTATTGATATGGAATCAGATGAAGTTTATTGGACATAGGAAAGGGGAAATAACGATATGTTAGCAAATGGAACAACATTAGGTTATCGCAAACATACTGGCGGAGAAGCCTCCGGAGCATACACAGATCTTCCTGGATTAAAAGAGATTCCGGAAGTTGGTACTGAGATTGAGAAGGTAGATAATACATGTCTTACAGATCCTCATAAAATGTACGAGCAGGGCATTGGCGATCTGCCGGATATGGTGTACAAGTTTAAGTACGACAACAGTAAAGCTGGAAGTCCATACAGATTGATGAGAGATGCAGCAGCTGCTAAAGAGGTCTGGGATTTCCAGGAGAAAAACAAAGACGGCACAGTTACAGAGTTTATTGCTCAGTTCTCAGTTAAGAGAACCGGTGGAGGAGTAAATGGTGTCATTGAGTTTGACGTTACTATGACTGTGCAGTCCGAAATCAAACAGACTGATCCGGCATAAGGAGGAGTTAGATGGAAAATCTTGGTGGATTAGATGAAGTAGAAGTTAAAGAAAACAAGACAGAAGAGACAGTAGTTTCACTGGAAGAGAAAAAGGCGAAAAGAAAACCTTTCCATTACTGGGAAGTAAACGGCCGCCAGTTCCGTTTGAAACTCAAAGCATCTACAGTTGGGAAACTGGAAAACAAATATCATAAGAATATCATGAATATGCTGGATGATATTCCTCCTTTGTCAGTCATGCTTACGATTATTCAGGCGGCCATGGAACCATGGGAGCATGGAATGACATATCTGAAGGTTCAGGACTTATATGATTCCTGGACAGAAGAAGGCGGCAACCAGTCCGATCTTTATACAAAAGTCATCCTTCCGACATTATCCGTATCTGGTTTTTTTACTGCGGATCAGGCGGAAGCACTGAACGAAGAGATTCAGAACGTCTGAGTGATTTTATCCAGAAACTGTATGCAGAAGCTCTTGATGCAGGTATTCCGATCGAGACTTTTTGGAATTGTTCGATAGCGGAAAACATTGACCTGATCGAGAGTGCATACAGAAGAATGGAAAGAGAACGAAAAAGCCGAATTTCAGACAACTGTGTACTGGCAGAAACAATAGCTGCCAATGTTGCATTATTGTTTGATGATGGCAAGAAACCGTTCCTGAAGCCGTGGGACTTCTATCCGGATCTGTTCAAGGAAGAACGGCAGATCTATGAAAAGGAAGAGGAAGAACGACAGTGGCAGGAATATATGGAACAGCGAAGAGAATATAACGCAGCATTTAACCGCCGGATACAGTCATAATGTGCCGGCGGATTTTTATAGGAGGGAGGTGAGACCATGGGTGATACACTTCATAAAATGGAGGTCAAAATCGAGGGTGATTCTTCTGGCTTGAAAAAAGAGATGGAATCCAGCCGCCAGGAAGTAAAGCGTGGTGTTGAAGCTATTCAGAAAGAAACTGAAAAGATGAAGAATCCTTTCAGAAATCTGGCAAGTAGTAAAACACTAAGTTCAGTGCGTGCTTCCATGAAGAAAATTAAAGATTCCTTTGCATCATTTTCACTGAAAGACAGAACAAAAGAATTCCAGATCAAGGCTGGTATTAAAGTACCGACTGAAGAATATAAGAATGTTATTTCTGATATTGATAAGGTACAGGCTAAACTCGACAGATATTATGAACGAAGAGATAAAGCAGAGTATCTTGGAGTTGATAAAGAAAGCAACAGTTGGAGAGGACTGGCTTATGACATTGAAGGCGCTGAAAGAAAACTGAAAATGTACCAGGCTGACAAGAAGATGATGGAAACTGACGGGACGGATGTACAGCGTCCTGTATCCTTGAAGAGTATTCTTGGAGGAGCAGCTGGTTCAGTAGCAAAAGGATTTGGCGGAGCTCTCAAAGGAGTGACCTCGGGGGTAAAATCACTGGCAAGTGGTCTGATTCAGAAAGCTTCTGGAGCATTCGGTGCTCTGATACAGAAGTTTGCTACTGGGATTCCAATTCTGAAAAGAACAAGATCTTCATTTAATGGTCTTGGAACAGCTGGAAAAGGCCTTGGAGGAATACTGAAAACAATCGGCATGACTGCAAAGTTCATGTTTGCAAGCTTTGTGATCCGTGGAGCAATAAACGGAGCAAAAGAAGGCTTCCAGAATCTTGCACAGTATTCAAGTTCAACAAATGCAAGCCTTTCCATGCTGATGTCTTCACTGACTCAGCTGAAGAATTCGCTTGCAACAGCATTTGCTCCGATTCTTGATGTAGTAGCTCCGATTCTGAATCAGTTCCTGCAGATGATCATTCGGGCCGTGAATGCTGTAGGACAGCTCATGGGCGCTCTTACAGGAAAATCTACGATCGTCAGGGCTAAGAAAGTAAACCAGGATTATGCTGCAAGCCTCAATGGTACATCTAAGGGGCTCAAGAACAATGCAAGTAATGCCAACAAAGCTCAGAAAGAAGCTGAGAAGTACAAGCGTACACTGTTAGGTTTTGACCAGATAAATAAGATGGATGATAACTCATCCTCAGACACTGGATCGAGCGGAGGGGCAGATACAGGGGCTCTGGGCGGCGTTGACAACATGTTTGAGACTACCGCGGTCAACAGTAAATTCAAAGACCTTGCGAAACTTATCAAGGATTCCTGGAAGAATGCTGATTTTACTGAAATCGGTGCAATTGTTGGCCGAAAGCTGAACGCTGCACTGCAGAATATTCCGTGGGATGAGATCAAGAGCACAGCCAATAGGATTGCCAAAAGTATTGCGACATTCCTGAACGGTTTCATAGAAACAACAGACTGGGGGCTGGTAGGAAGTACTATTTCACAAGGCTTAAATACAGCATTCGGTTTTGTTAATACGTTTGCTTTGAATTTCCACTGGAAGAGTCTTGGACAGGCTATCTCAGATGGAATCAATGGAGCTGTAGCTGCTTTTGATGCGGCTACGGCAGGACAGACAATAAGCAATGTAGTCAAGGGTATTCTTGATACATTTATCACTGCAGTTGAGAACACAGACTGGCAGCAGGTTGGTAAGAAGGTGCAGGAGCTCCTGGTCAACATTGACTGGAATGGTGTCGTAAGCAGACTTTCTGAAGCGATTGGAGCTGCTTTTGGCGGCTTTGCAGCATTCCTTTGGGGATTGATCGGTGATGCCTGGAAGAAAGTTGTTCAGTGGTGGAAAGATACTGCTTACAAAGACGGACAGTTTACCATTAGTGGACTTTTCAACGGGATTGTCGATGCTCTGAAAAACGTAGCAACATGGATTAAAGACCATATCTTTAAACCTTTCATCAATGGCTTCAAGAAGGCTTTTGGAATCAATTCACCATCAACAGTAATGATTGAACAAGGTGGATATATCATTTCCGGATTATTCAAGGGATTGAAGGATAATCTTCCGAACGTCCTGAAGTGGGTCGGAGATCTACCTGGAAAGGTAAAGAATAAGCTCGGAAATGCTAAGGAATGGCTGAAGGAAAAAGGCTCTCAGGCAATGTCTGGATTTGCAGCAGGTCTTCATTCCATTAATATTCCACTGCCGCATATTACAGTTTCCTGGAATAGTCATACTGTTGGACCGGTAAGCTTCTCAACTCCATCATTTGGGCTTGACTGGTATGCAAAGGGTGGATTCCCTAATATGGGTGAAATGTTTGTTGCCAGAGAGAATGGACCTGAGATGGTTGGTCGAATGGGAAGGCGAAATGCCGTTGCCAATAACAACCAGATTGTTGATGGTATCCGTGCTGGTGTATATGAAGCCATGGTAAATGCTCTGGAAAGCTTCAGCGGTGGAGGAAATGGACAGAACACAGAAGTGAAGATCTATCTGGAAGGTGATTCCAAAAAATTGTTTAAAGTGATACGTACAGAAGGTCAGGATTACCAGAAATCTACTGGAAAGCCTGTGTTTGAATAGGAGGTGGGCTTTTGCATAACAACGATGACGAACTGTATATTGATGGTGTGAAAATGCCCACTTTGAAACTCAACGGGCTGACATACAAGAAAGAAAAGATATGGTCGAAAAACACTGGTCGAGTAAGCAATGGTGACATGAAAGGTGACGTGATAGCAAGAAAATTCACACTATCCTGTCAGTGGCCGCCGCTTACTCGTTCTCAGTTAGCGGTGATTGATAAGGCTATAGATCCGGCTTTCATTAAAGTAGAATTCCGTGATCCTGGAACAAATAATAAGCTGGAGAAAACATTCTATGCAGGCACACCGACATATCCGGTATACAGTTATGCCAAAGGTGTAAAAACATATGTTGGTGTAGCCGTAGATTTGATTCAGCAGTAGGGAGGACAAAATGAAAGTAAAAAACAAAGATATCGTTGCTTTTTTAAATGGAATCGGAGCTCTCAAAGATAAGAGATTTCCAGTAAAAGTAACTTATGCAATCAATAAAAATATCAGGGCAGTATCCGGAGCAGCAGAAGCCTACAACAAGACTTTTGATGAACTCCGAGGCCAGTACATGCTCATAGATGCGGAAGGTAAGTTCGTGCTTGATGAACATGGCGAACCAAAGTTCCATGAAGGAAAGAAAGATGAGTTTGTAAAAGAGCTTGATGAACTTCGAGAAATTGAAGTTGATATCAATCTTAACATGCTTACATATTCTGATATCGAAAAATGTGATTCTGACAAATACAGTACACTTACTGTGAGAGATATGGAAACACTGGACATTATGCTGAAGTAGAGGAGGTGCCTGCATGTATCAGACATCAGAAGAATTTGGAAACCTGATACAGCAGGATTCCAGAACATTTTATGCATTACTGTCGTGGGATGGAAATACTGTTACGGATGGCATTTCAGAGATTACGATCGAAGGCGGATCCAACAGTGAGGATGATTTCTCTATCGGCTCTGCAGTATCCAGATACGCAAAGATCAAGATGACGAATCCCGCAAAGAGAATTGAAGGGAAAGAGATAACAATCAATATTGGAATGATGGTTGGCGAATCTATTGAATATGTTCCGATGGGTTATTACACAGCAGAGAAGCCAAAGACAGATGAAAGTCAGATTACAGTCACTGCGTATGACCGCATGATGAAGACAGAGAGAGCTTTTTCGGCGGATGGCATTGCAGAGACTACAGATACAGTAACCGTGCTGAATGCGATATCGAGGATTACAGGAGTAACAGTTGTTACAGATGGACTGACTGCGATATCAATGCAGCGTCCGGATAGCTATACCTGCAGAGAGATACTGGGATATATTTCACAGATGTATGGCGGTTTTGCTATCTGTAATCGGCAGGGACAGATTGAGATTAAAACTTACATAGACAGTGATTATCCAGTCGATACAAGCCGGTACTGGGACACATTCGAGCATCATGATGTGACTGAGAAAATAGAGAAGATTACCTGCTATATCGGAAAGGATTCTGATGGAAACGATGTTTCTGTCAGTGTTGGTTCCGGAACCCGCGAAATAAGTTTTTCAAATCCGTTCATGACACAGGAAATGCTGGATAATGTTTGGAAAGTATTAAGCGGTTATGAATACATGCCTGGAAGCATTAAATTCATGGGTGATCCCCGTGTGGATCCATGGGATGTGCTGACAGTCTCTGATCTGAATGGTACAGCTTATAAAGTACCGGTCATGACTATGACACATGAGTTTGACGGCGGTCTGATCACATCGGTGGAAGCTGTTGGACGGTCTGAAGTAGAACAGGAATCTGGATACAAAGGTCCGACTACTAAGGAAATGGACAGGTATTATGCACAGCTGGTTGTGATTGATAAGGCATTGATTAATAAGTTGGATGTAGATACGGCGAACATCACTTATGCGACTATTAAGAATCTTGAAGTTACTAAAGAACGAGTTGAAGAGATTTATGGGGAATACGGTGAATTCCAGAAACTCACAGTAAATAATTTCTCAGCAGCAAACGGCCGGATTGATATCCTTGCTTCCAACTATGCCAATATCAAGAACCTTCTTTCGGGATCAGCTGGTATCGGTGATCTGCAGAACATCCACCTGACTTCTGATAATGCGGTAATCGATACAGCGCTGATCAGAACGGCAGTGATGGAATCAGTATCCATTGCAGATCTGCTTGCCGGTACGATCAGTACCAATAAGTTCAAGATCATGTCAGATGATGGCGGCATCCAGATATCCGGGGCAACCCAGCAATGGAAAGATGATAACGGAGTTGTAAGGATGCAGGCCGGAAGGGATGCACAGGGAAACTTCACCTTTGCTCTCTTTGATGAGACTGGTAAAGGAACACTGATTGATTCTACTGGTGTACAGCCAGGAGCAATCGCTGATGGGCTGATTGTGAATGAGATGGTTTCTGACACAGCCAACATTGCCGCAACCAAACTGGATATAGACAGTCTGTTTACAGCAATCAATGACAGCACGCAGGTGATTAAGAGCAATCGTATCTGGCTGGATGATTCCAATCAGAGTCTGAACCAGGCTTACACTAAGATGACTCAGAACATCACTGAGATTGAATCCACGGCAAGCTCTGCATCCGACAGTGCATCTGCGGCGGCAGACGCAGCCAAGAAAGCACTGGAAACCTTATCCGGAATCTCAACGCTGGATGCAATGTCAGCATCCCTAAATAATGATGCTCATGTGGTCCACACCTACACGGATGGTACCGGTGGGGATTACAGTTCCTGCTATACAGTCTTCTCAGTGTTCCTGGGCGATACAGATGTATCTGATCATATCGATGAAATCAAGGCTGTAGCATCAGCTGGGATCACCGGCATATGGAATCCCCAGACAAGAAAGTATCAGGTAACTGCCATGTCTACGGATAGCGGATATGTAGATATATCGGCGCTGTATGGCTTGGAAGGAAAGGTGCTGTTGGTTGGTGGGAAGGGACTTGTGATCGGTGGCAAGACGATGATTGTAAAGTCCATGGGTTCCTGGATTACAAAGCGTTTCTCAGTGAGCAAGGCGAAAGACGGCAAGATTGGTCTGAGTTATGATCTTCGGGTTAGCACCCAGATTATCCGGAAGCAAAAAGATGACAAAACACTGAAACCGGCAAATGTAACGTTCTCAGCTTATAAGAATGACAATGGATCCGTGAGCAGCTATTCCGGAAAATTCCAAATCGAAGAATCAAAGGATTCCGGAAAGACCTATGAGATCAAGTATGGCTCCTCATCCGCTGAACTGTTGACGGTATACACACCATCATCTCCGGATGTGCAGATCATCCGGTGTTCCCTGTACGATTCTTCCGGAGTGCAGCTCTTGGACACTCAGACTGTATCAATCATATCAGATGCTGCAGGATTTGCACAGGACATTGCAGCGGTGGACCAAAAAGCCCAGGAAGCAAAAGAAGCGATTCAGACTACTTCACAGGAAGTAACTGAGATTAAGAGTGGCATGGAAGGTTTTGAAACGAAGCTGACTCAGACTACGACAGATCTGCAGGGAATGACGGACGGAACGCTCTTGTACAATACCAAGTGCCAGGATAATGGAGACGGAACAACGACTGTATCAGCGGCACTGTACAAAGCCGGCAGAGAAGTCACGAAGGAATATCCGGCAGCATGGTTCTCCTGGAGCCGACGGACAGAGCAGGGAGAAGCTTTCCTGCAGTACGGATATTCGGTCACAGTCAACAATGATGATTACATGTTCGGCGGCGTGGTCATCGGACAGTTTATCAGATATGTACAGATGGCTCTTACAGTAGGAGATAAAATCCTAGTAATTGGCAACAAAGCCATGTGTGTAAATGTAGATGCGTAAGGTGTCCGAATCGGACACCAGAAAGGAGAAATAATATGGCATTACCACAGGACGGTCAGAATGCGAACGGACTGACCAAAGTAACAGAGATTCCAAAAGGGAAAGAACTGATTTTTATTGACCCGACCACGAATGAAGGCGGGATTATCACCCTTGAGGACCTGACAACACAGATACTCAAAAATTTGACATCCCAGACCTTCGCACTGGATCAGGGAAATATGACACTTTTGGCAGCTTTAAACCAATTAAATAGTAAGCCTCAAATCACCGAATTTTCAGGAAACATAGATTCTTTAAACGGAAGATGCATTGTAGTAGCAACTGTTAATGCCACAGGAACTTTGCCAACAGATCTTTCTGGAAACAGGTATCTTATCATATGTGATTCCGTAATAAGTCCTAATGGAATTATATATGGAGTGCAGATGGCGCTTTCATTTGGGTCGAGCAATATTGCAGTCCGAAATTGTGATTTCAATAATAATGGTTCAGCGTCTTACGGCAGTTGGCGCTATATATAAAATAGTAACCTGTTATCCAGAAATATAGAAAATATTACACAATTACCGGATGGAAATAAGGCTAAATTAATATCAATAGGTGGTACCGAAATTGATGTTGGTAGTACAGGTGGAAAAATTCCATCATGGTCTTTTGGAATATTTTTACCAAGTAGCGGAAGTTCTGATGCATGTTTATTTTGCTTCAATGCTACGCAAATTACTGCGGCATATAAGTCAAATGATATTTGGGTTTCCTGTAAAAAAATAAACATGGAGTAATTAAATAGTAACTCAAATTTTGCTGAGTTGAAGTTTAATTCCGACTTGAACAGCGCAATTGAAATGCGCTTTTATCACACAACTCAATCCAATGTGGCAAACAGTTTAAAAAACAAACCTTCATCGATTCAGTCAGGTGAAATGATTATAGCTTGGCTACCATCCTCACAAGATAATCTTTACGGCTGCCAACTCTTGTTTCTCACGGAATCCACTAGTCAGAACGCATATATGCGCCACAAGATTGTAAATCAATGGACAGCTTGGCAGAAGTTTTCACTGTCTTAAATAGTAAGCTCTTGACAGGCGAATTACATGGCGTAGATATCGAGGATTATCTAAAAAAGCTTGGGCAGACCAGTTGTGGCTTGTTATATTTTTCCTACAATAATAAAAACGCTCCTGTTATTAACGGATTTGAGTGGAGATTTTTTTCGTTGATAGTAATACGTAGCCGTATCATTGCTTTTTCTCCATCTGGTGACCCTGATGCTATAATAACCAGGCAGTTTATTGATAGTGCTTGGACTAACTGGACTTCAATAAAATAGTAATCTCACAGCGAAATCTTATGCATATACTCCATCGTTTAGTTGGTCAAAAGGAACTGTGAATCCTACTGTTAAAAATATAGATGCTTATTTTTCACAATACGGAAAAGTATGTTTTGCCTACGTTAGATATAATATTGCTGATTTAGGAACCTTTGATAAAGAATCATTTCTTGAAATAACTTTACCAAGTGGTATAACTTCTCTGGTAACCAGTGTAAGTTTGGTAAGTCCTTATCAGATTGTTGAAGGAAATGCTAGTCTTGGAGTTAGAGTTTCAAGCAATAAAGTTATTATTGTTAATGGGGTAGGTGGAAATTATTCAGCAGAATATATTAAAAAAGGTTATCAAGGATTTTCTGTTTTCTTCATTACTAAATAATTCACTATTTCATATAAAATACTACAATGTTAAACTCCTGTTTAATTGGTTTGTGAACAGTACCTCTTACATGGCAAAATAGCACTGTAGGAGGTGCTTTTTATATGACAAAAATTGACCAGATCCAGAATCAAATACTGGAAAAGATGACAGAAACACTAAGTAATGAACAACTGCAGAAGTTGGAGAATGTAATGGCAATCGAATTCCACGGAATCGAGGTCCAGGAAGAGTGCACACAGCTTGTAACAAGCGAGCTGCGATGGCAAAAGATCCTGAACACATTCCTGGCCAGTAAGAGAATCGAGAACTGCAGCCTTGGTACATTGGATAGGTACAAGGAATGCGTGACCAAATTGGTCACAACTTTGAATAAACGCCTGCAGGACATCACAACCAATGATATTCGGTATTATTTGGCAATGTACCAGGAAACAAGAAAGATATCAATATCGTACATGGATACGATCAGACGGTATCTGAGCAGCTTCTTTGCATGGATATCGGATGAAGGATACATCAACATCAATCCTATGCGGCGTCTTAAGAAAATCAAGGTACCACAGAAGATTAAGAAACCTTTTACACCGGCAGAGCGCGAGCATTTGCGTTGCTCTGCACGGTGCCAGAGGGATATCGCAATCATGGAGTTTTTATACAGTACAGCAGCCAGAATAGGTGAAGTGGTACGGCTGGATAGGAGAGATATTGATTGGAACAGAAACGAGATTATCATCTACGGAGAGAAGGGCAAGAAAGAGAGGAAAGTGTATCTCACAGATGAATGCGCATATCATCTGAGAAAATACCTGTTATCCAGGAATGACGCGAATCCGGCATTGTTTGTGAGTTCTAAACAACCACATACAAGATTAGGCAAGCAGGCTATACAGTCTATGCTCCGGACACTCGGACAGAAGACTGATATTCATGCTCATCCACACAAGTTCCGAAGAACATTGCTGACCGATGCCGGTAATCGAGGTATTCCACTGCAAGAAATCCAGCATTATGCAGGACACGAAAAACCAGATACGACCATGATGTATGTTACAGTATCAGAAGAAAATGTACGGGCATCATTCCGAAGATACATAGCCTAATCTGGATGGATTCATATGAATTTTAGAAGCTGGCAGAGATGGCAGCTTATTGAGTATGCGCTTTTGCAGAAGATTTCGGAAGAGAAGGCGGTAGAGAATGGGAAGGCACTCCCGCAGACTAAACAGGAGTTCGTGAAAAATCATTTCACTGTAAACTTCCAGATATTGGT